TGTGATCCACGCGCCGTCGGTTGCGGTATCGTGGGATTGTAAGTCCCCTTATTGCAACCCATATGCGCTAGCTTGTTCCGGTAGCCCCCCGGCAGTCTCTCGCGGCTGACTGCTGCCTCGTGCCGGGCGAGTCGCGAACCGGTCGAGCGTTGCTCTAGACCGTCGGACTGCTAACCCTGACACCAGCAGCAACTTGCTGACTATCAGTGACCTAACCTAGGCAGAGGTAACAGCAAAATCCGATATACCCCCCCGGGGGTATTCGGGGTTTCGACCTGGCCGCCTTCCCCGTATATAATCCCCTCCCTCTGAACTTTCGGGCCTGGCTCGCGTGGGTGGATTCAGGCCTATTTTTCTAGGTCCATTCAGGCCTATTTCTCTTTTTTACAATTTGTCTCATGGGATAATTTTCCCATGAGACCACTTCCCATGAGACTGCTCGGTTTTTTACACGTTGTCTCATGGTCTCATGGGATGGGGTATTGTATAATACCCCTCCCATGAGACCATGAGACTGTGGAAAACCGGGTGAGACCGGGTTCAGGACGGCCGTTTCGCGCCAGCTTCCGTGCCTTTAGGATTAAAAAGACCCCCCTCTTCTGCGTGCAGACCGGCTGTTTCGATCCGACAGGCCTTAAATCGCAAAGGACGGCGTTTAAATCGGTCTCATGGGAAACGCATTTTTTATCCCATGAGACCATTTCCCATGAGACCACTTTTTACATTTCGTTTTTTACACTTTGTCTCATGGCATTCCCGTGAGACAAATTGTAAAAAAACACCCTGTTTCGTTACCCAAGGTTTGAGGTTGCCATCTCGAGGCCGGTTTGCCGGCATCGGGGCGTGAGCTTGGCGCTTCTACTCCTCGTTTTGCAGAGCCGGCTGGCGTGGGCGCAGGTTCCTGAGCGCGCTTCGGCGCCTAGGGCGGTGCTTATCGCGCTGCGGGACATGCAGTTTCGGGGATTCCGCCGATGAACCGGCGTGGCTTTATCCGAAACCTGCTGGCGGGTGGCGCGGTGGCGGCCGTTGCGCCGAAAGAGGCGATCGACGAGGCGGTCGGTCCGGATGATTGCCCGTTCTGAACGTATTTTACACATGAGCAGCGACACGCCACTGACGGATGCGGAGTACGTCACGACCTACGACGGCGGGGACCACCCGCATTGGGCAACAGCGGTGCGACATGGGCCGTATGCTGGCTATTGCTACACTCAGGAGGCGGCAGACCACCTGACCAAAATGCTCAACGAACGTATCACTCTCGAACGCCGCGTCAGCCAGCTAGAGGCCCAACTTGCCGAGGCGCGCAAGGATTCGGAGCGGTTGGCTAAAGCTGACCGGCTCGCGCTCTACGACGGGAAGGATGGGCACCGCGAGTGGTGGAGCGGAGGGACGTGGCTCTATCCAGGTGATGAGATCATACAACTAGACGCGAAACCATGAGCCCACAACGCAAAGCCAAGAAGCCCGCGAGGATTAACGGGGAAATCAAGCAGTCCATGATGCCGATACGGGACAATCGTGGCATGACGATTCGTTTTGAGGATCGCCCCAAGTATCTACAACTCCCCATCGACAACCCTGACGCGCTGGTTGAGCAGGTGGCCAACGACATGGCGGCCTATGGCCGTAGTGGACAGTATCTGTTGACATGGGAGGATATTGCCCGCGCCGCCCTGCGCTCCCTCGGTGTGCCGATTAAGGGAGGGAAAAAACCATGAGCACGCAACCAAGCGAGCACGCGCAGCGGGCATCGAAAGCATTAGACGGTGGCGACATCGAGGCGCACATCATCGACCATCACGCGATCGCTCCCGCCGTGGCCGAGCGGGACCGGCGAATTGCCGAGTTAGAGGCGCGTATCGCCAAGCAAAACGCGATCATTGACCGGCTGAACCACTGCGGATCCGACACCGAGCGGATCGAGTGGCTGGAGCGTATGTGCTTTGACCTCACCGAATCAAAAGGGCGATGGTGCGTCTCGGACTTTATCGTCGAGAGGGCGCACTACGGCAAGACCGTGCGAGAGGCGGTCGACGCGGTGGGCCGGGTCACGGATTGCCCGGGTCAAATAATCACGGCGCACTGGATGCAGACCGCGCGCTCCACTGCGATGTACAGCGAGGCCTACCTCGCCGCCTTGAACGAAATCATGGCCGGAAAAGCCAATTTTTACACTTTGTCTCATGGGAAAATATCCCGTGAGACTGCCGGGCTCCGGGGAGCCCCATGAGATCGACCCCACGTCATTTACGTGAGTGGCTGGCGGTCCTGCACTATAACGGGGACCAGGTGACGTGGCGCACATGGTGGAAGATGCTGCGCGGGGCAGTGTCCATGGTCGCCCGGCCGCTGCCCCGGGCCGTCTGGCGTAACCGGGCGCGGACGTGCGCGCGGTGCCCCCTCTTCGACCGCGAGTTGCGGCGCTGCGCCGGGCCGTGGGTGCAGGGCAAGCCTACCGGGTGCGGGTGCTACCTCGTTTGGATGATCCGCGTGCCGGCGCCTTACCCTGCGGGGTGCTGGGCGAAGCAGTTCTTGGCGCCTGAGACGGGGCTGGGCTGGCCGGCTTACCCATCGGCAACGCCGAGGAGTCCAGGATCTTGAATGCGATCCACTTCTCCCCCTCGATGGTCTCATAACTGGAGAACCGGGTCTTCACTCGATGCAGGGTGTCCCTCTGCATGATCGTCCAGTCGTAGTGCAGCGCTGGATCAAGCGGAGGGCTATTCTCGTCCATCAAGTTGGAGTACGGCACGAACAGGTACTCGCCGCGAACGAAGGTATTGGTGCTCACGGCTTATCCTCCGGGTGCATCTCTTCGATTTTCAGGGTTCATGATGGGTTTGGTTGTTCCGAGCCGCCAGCACCGCCAGCAGGTTCAGCCGGATCGTCTTGAGCGCGGCCCGCTGGATCTTCTCACGGATGGCGTTCGGCACGCCGCGCGCCGCCTTGAGCCGTGCGGCCGCAATGTCAGGGGTGATGGTCGGGAAGAGCTCCCGGGCTTCGCGTGCGTTCACGTCGCCACCTCCTTCCGCCGAATCTCGAGTCCGGCCAGATGCTCCATGACCTTGAGGTGATGCAGCTCCGGCTCGAAGCCGACCTTGGCCGCAATCAACCCGTATTTGTAGGTGACTTTCGCCAGCCGTTCGTGGGCCTGCGCGAGACTTTCACGGAGGGTGGCGTTCTCGGCCTGCAGTTTTTGGAGTGAGTCCATGGCGTCAGAGGTGGCGGGTGAAGTAGAGTTCCATGAGGCGCTGCATGACCCGAATCCCGAGCGACTGCGGCAGGGTGGCGTGCAGCTTTTCAGCGAGCGCGTCACCCTCGTATTTGATGGTGTGGCTCATCGCCGTCAGGTTGACCTGCCCGCTGGGTGCCGCCCGGTTCAACTCCGACAGCGGCTCCTCGATGCGGATGACGACCGGCTCGCTGTTGTCAGCGCGGTGGATGGAGAGGGTTGTCACGACGCGCCATCCTTCTTCCCGTCATTGCCCTCGAGCACCGCGCGCTCCTTCACGAGATCGCGGTTGAGCGCGGCGTCGCTGGTGAATTTCTCCGGGTAGCGCGCCTGGAGCTTTTGGATATTGACCGTGGCGCACGCCTCCAGCGTCGAGTCGGCGGCATGTGCGAGCTCCGAGAGCACGCACACGATGTCGCGCACCCTCAGCTGATAGTTTTCCTCCATCGAGCCCAGTCGCATCGTTTCCAGCCCGATCAGGCTGGCCGACTCCTTCATGAGTTCGAACGCGAGCGACTTGAGATCCGCATGCCGGTTGAAGGGCGCCCACGCAGTCGAGAACTCCTCCATGTCATTCGTGCCGACAAGGCCTGCCAGCCGCCAGCCGAACGCCCGACAGATCAGCGGCACGTACCACAGCGCATCGCCGATCTCCTCGCGGAAATTCACGAGGTCGACCGGCTTGCCGTAGGCGTGCTGCTTCTTCATCACGTCGACCAGCTCGGCCGCTTCGGTGCAGAGGCCCATGATCGCATGGATCATGTCATGCTCACGAGCCTGCAGCGAATGCACGGCGGCGTGGACGGGGGCCGTGCGGAGCGCGGCTTGTTCGTATTCAGAGAACGTATTCATTGTCAGATTACACTGGCGGATTCCTTGCGGGTGCGCTTCAGGGAAGCGCGGGTTGATGTGGGCTCCTGGAGTTCCAGGAGAATGTGCAACGCGGCCTTGGCGGCTGCGATCTGGCGAATGGCGGCGACTTCCTTCAGCTTCCCGGCCGCCACCCATTTGGGATACGCGCGCTCACGCATCGCGATCTCCCGCTTGAGGTCCATGACCACGTCCTCGAAGGTGACCTCGACTTCGATCATGGCTCAGTCGGTTGTGGTTGCGGTGCCTTCACCGGCGAGGTCAGGTCGATCGGCTGTGGCGCGAATAGTTTCTGCCGGTGCTTCCGGCTTCGGCGGTTGCGCTCCCGACCGAAGAACATCGGCCGGCCGATCACATTCTTTTTGATGGCGACATTCGCGCGGTGATCTGCCCTTTCGGCGGCGGACCCGAGTTTGACCTTTTGTTGTTTGCTCATGGATGGGCGAATTATTGAGTGTGTCGGTGAGTGCCATCGGCACCCAGGCGAAGTAGTCCCATCCGGCCGGCGCCGCCATGCGCAGCTTCGAGAGCTCGAGCTCGATGTGGGACCACTCGACCGACGCTATATAGATGCCGTACTCAAATGGTGTCACTGCGTGGATTCTGAATTTCATGCCGTCTCCCTTAGTTTGGTTTTGGCAAGCTCGTCACCGAGCGCCGTGCGCCGCCACCGCTTGTCCTCAAGTTGTTCGACGATCCCGTCATCAATCATGCGCTTCTGCCAGCGGGCCATGGTCGGCTTGCTGACGCCGCAGCCCTCGGCGGCCGCGCGCCAGATCATTGCACAAGGTTCACCCTCGGTCGCCTGCTCCGGGTAATAGACGATCAGCACGTCCGCAGTGTAGGCCTCGCCGTAACTGCCGGTGTTCTTCTTCGCCTTGTTTCCCTCCCGCACCGGCTCTTCGGCATCCGGCTTGCGGCCCTCCCAGAAGATGACCGGGAAATTGCTCTTCCGGCCTTCGATGCGAATGACCTCATTCGAGTGCTGGGCTGGAATCTTCGTGGTGATTTCCCAGCGCACGACGCCATCACCATTGCCCGGGACCTCGATCGCGACGCCGGCCCGCTTGCCGCGCTTCGCCAGCACGATATTGAACCGGCCCTCGTCCTCGCTCGGCTTGATTGTGACAACCGCGCGCGCCCAGTTCACCAGCTCGGCGCTCCCAGCCGCGTCGTACATGAACTCGCTCCACTTCTTGTCGGGGACGTTCTTCCCAGTGACCGGCTTTGGCGTGTGATGCACGACCATGAAAGCGAACTTCTCCTCGCGGTTCACGACGTTCAGCCCCTTGCGCAGGAACCGCCCAATCTCGGCCGCGTCCGCGATGTCGCAGCCGGCGTAGGAGTGAAGTGGGTTCAGCCACACGAGATCCGGCGCTACCTGCTGCCCGACCATGCGAAGCCACGCGATGAACTCCTCGCCTGACTTCTCCCGCTGGCGCAGGAATACGACGTTCTTATTGACCTGCTCAATATCGGCTGCGGTCAGCTTCATCTTGTAGTAGATCGAGTACAGCACCTCCGCAATGTCGCCGTCGGAATCCTCAGCCTGAATGATCAGCGACTTGATCGGCTTGCGGGTATGGATGCCGAGGAACGACCGGCCGAGCGCGGCGCATACGGCCCACTGGACACTGAATGAACTCTTGCCCATACCCGACGATGATACGACCAACGCGCTGTCGCCCCGCCCGATGTAGCGACCGCGTCCGAGCAGCATGGATTCATCGTCGTCTGGCAGCAGCTCGAATTCACCTGCCCCCTTGGGCTTCGTATTGTTCACGCCGCCGTTCTGCAGCTGCTCCACCCGACTGCGGATCGAGCCAAGGAACTCGTCCATCTGACCGCTGTAGTCGTAGCAGTCCTCCACCGCGCGCGTGAGCGTCTTGATGGTGTCGCGCAACTTCGCCATCTCGCCGACCTTGTCGATGAAGTAGCGGGCTTGGGCGGTGGTCGGGATGCGGTCGCTGACCTGGGTGAGGTACGCATAGCCTCCGACCTGATCCAGCTTCTTCGCCGCCTTCAGCTCTTCTGCCACTACCGACACATCGACCGGCGCTTGCCGGTGGAACAGGTCGAGGATGCACCCGAAGATCTCGCCGTTCTTCGGCTCATAGAACGAGTGCGGCGTGATGCGCTGGTCGATACACCGCGAAATTGTCTCAGCGCCGTCGAGCAGGCATGTGGAGAGAAGGTGCTCCTCGGCCTCGATGCTGTGCGGCAATGACCGCCCGATGTTGGAGGTCGTGGCCATTAGTTATTCCCTCCGAAGATGGTGCTCAAGTCCTCGATCTGCTCGTCAGCCGACGGCAGCGGTGCCGGATCAAAGAGGCTCCGCGCGCGGGTGCCTGCGCCCGCCATCTCGTCCACGTCCATGCTCAACTGAGAGGCGATCTCCTGCAGCTCGGACTGGACCTGCTCTGCCTCTCGCTTCTTTTCCTTCCGGCGCTGCTCCCATTCGGTGAACTTCTCGCGCTGCCGGCGCGTCGCCTCTTCCTTGGTGAAGCCTATCGCATCCACGCCGATCTTGCGGAAGAAATTCAACTGCCTGATCGTGCACAGCCCCTTGCGGTGCCGGTCCATGATGCGATTGATGATCGCGTGGGCGTGGCCCCAGCAGGTAACAGCTTTCACGTTGACGCCGTTTGATTCCAAAATGTGCGCCTGCTTGGGGCTCACCGGCGCGCTGTCGTGGGCCGTCTCGGGCTCGTAGTCCGCGAGATCGACGTCGCCCAAGCTCGTCGCAATCGCGAGCGGGTCGATCACCTGGGACTTTTTGCGAGCGTTCTTCCTCACCTCGTCCTCAAGTTTCTTGAGGAGGTCGCGTTCGGCCTGCGCCTCGGCCTCGATGAGGTCGCCCTCCTTGCCGCCCATGAGTTCCTTGATCCGGTCGTCCTTCGTGACCAGCGAAGCGGGCGTGCACAGGTCGTGCTTCTCGTAGAGCCAGAGAAAATCCAGCACCTTTACGTGCGGTTTCGATGAGGCGCGGATCAGTTCGACTCGCTCGAGCGCATTGGCCGCAGCATTGAGCTGCTGGACGATTTCTCCGATGGGGCGAGTGCCCCGGCCGATGATTTGGCAGTAGAGGGAGCGAATTTTTGTCGGCCGCAGGCAGACGACGTTGCGGATCGTGTCGTCATCGTAGCCCTCGGTCAGCACGGCCATGTTGGTGAGCGCCTGAAACTCGCCGCGCTTGTGCCGCGCGACCCGCTCCGTCCGATCAGGGCAAAGTTTCTTGTCGCCGCAGACCCAGTCCGCCGAAACGCCGCACTTCGTCAGCGCCGCCGCCATGATTTGAGCCGTCTCGACCGACGGCAGGAAGATCAACACCTTCTCTTTCGCGACTTCGGCGCGAATCGCCTCGGCAATCGCGTCCATGAACGGGACCAATCGCTCTCCGACCTGTCCCCGGTCGAGATCGGCTCCGTCGGCGGTCTGTTTTGTCTTCACGCCGCTCAAGTCGATCTTGATTGGCATGGTCTTGACGATCGGACGCACGAGCCAGCCGTCGCGAACTGCCTTGAGCAGCCCATAATCGTAGGCGACGCGCTGATAAAACTCGCCGAGAGCGCGTTTGTCGCCGCGATCGGCGGTTGCGGTCACCCCGACGACCTTCGCGCCGCCGGCCACGAAGTGCTGCAGCACTTTTTGGTATCCGGCGGCGAGCGATCGGTGCGCTTCGTCCACCACGACGACCGAAAAATGATTTTTCGGCCAGGACGATAGGCGGAAATCGCCCTGCAACGTCTGCACCGACCCAACGACTACCTTCTCGAAGCGCGATGCGTAGCTTCCGGCCTTCTCTTTGCCTGCTCTGAGCCCCGTCGTGCGCTGAAACTTGTCGATCGCCTGATCAATCAGCTCATCTGTGTGCGCCAGAATCAAAACTCGCCCGCCCTTTTCCACTTCCTGCGCCGCGAGCAGCGAAAACACGACCGTCTTGCCACAACCCGTGGCCATGCACACGAGCTGATGCTTGATTCCATCGTCAAGCCACCCCTCGCGGAGGGATTCGATGGACTCAATCTGATATGGGCGGGCGGAAATCATTCAGAAAAGGGCAGAGAGGTCTTCAGGCTCGGTGCGGGTGCGTCCGCAGGAGCGGCAGGTTGGGGTGATAGGGGTTGCGCGGCCGAAGCGATGCCAGCAAATGCCGCAGACGAGGCCGCGATCTGGCTCGGGCCGAAAATCAGGATATGGCTCGGACGGCGATTGCGATTCGAGGGTCGGTGCCCCTCCGCTTGTGGACGTTGAGATCGTCGATCTGGCTGTCGTCCTCCCAGAGCTTGAGCTCGGTGAGCGTGTCGAGGATGAGTTTGAGGCTGTTGTCGACGTCGGGGCGCTTGCCATGGTGAATCTCGAATCGAGGGTCGCTGAGTTTGTCGGCGTGCTTCGCGGCCTGCTCCTCCGTGAACGGGAAGACGAACTTGACTGAGACGTGCAGCGGGCCGATGAGCGGGGTGAAAAACTTGCGGTGGGCGACGTACTCGGCCCCGGTCCAGAGCTGGATGCAGCGCTTCACGCGCCGCTTTTCCGCCTTAACCGCGACCTTCGTATAGAAGGAGCGCGACTTGAAGTTCACGCCCTTCTGTTGGGCCGTGATCGTTGCGGGCTCTCCGGGGATGAGCAGCGAGATCATTTGAACAGCAGCTTCTTGACCTTCGGCCGCGTGATAAGGTGACCCATCGAGCGCTTGATCCAGCTTTGCGCGGTCTCGACCTCCTCCTTCGTGCTCTTCCGCTGCATCTCGCCTTCCTCGACGAGCACGTCCTCGGCGTCGCTCACCGACATCGCGAGCGTCTTCCACGCAAGATCGTCCGCGTCGTCCTCGGTGCAGCCGGTGAGCTCCATGATTTTCTTGGAGATGAAGGCGTGCGCGACTTTTGGGTGGGTGACCTTGCGCCGGCCATCTTCCTCGACGACTCGGGCCAGCGTGCCGTCCGAAAGTACGACGTCGCCCTCGGTGGCGACGCGCGCCTTGAACTGCTCCAGGATTTTTTCGATCGGGCCGGCGATCGCGCGCCCGCGTTGGGCGAGGTCGCCGAGTTGCCGCAAAACGGGGGTTACATTAAGGGCCTTGAGGTCAATTTCAGACAGGATCTTTTTCATTTCGATGAACTCGGCTTCGATTGCTGGGCAGAAAGTGATGCACGGGCACAGGCGGCACTGGCTGTATCCAGATTCCAACGTCAGCCACGCATCGAGGGCTTCGTTGACCTTCTTTTCCAGGAAGCCGGCCATTACATCGAGGTCATCGACCTCGGCTTCCGTGGTCTGGTCCTCGGCCTCGCGCTGACGGATGCGGATTTTTCCGCGCTTGAGCGTCGGGTAGGCAAACTTCAGGAGCGTGGCGTAGCCGGCGAGCTGCCAGTTTTCCTCGGCGTGGTCGACCTCGCCGGGTCCGCTCTTATTGTCGTCGATGGCGAACTCCACCGCCTGCGCGTCCATGGAATACACGTCTATCTGGCCGGTGAGGATGAATCGCTCAAACTCGATCGTGAACCGCTTCTCCACAAAGATCGCGTGATCCTGCGGTATGTCGGCAGTCACGCTGGAGATGAACCACTCCACCGAGCGCAAGTCCCACTCGGCCGGCTCCCAGCCGCGCCCGAGCGCCGGCTTCTCAAGTCCATCCGGCGCGACGGCGCCGAATTCCATTACGAGCCTGCGGGCGCACTGGTGGTGAATCCAGTTGCCGCGCCACGTCATTTCATCGCCGCCAACCTCGAACTCCATGGTGGAGTCGTTGAGTTTGCGTTCGAGGGTGCGTGATCCTGGGCAGGAAAGGAGTCGGCCGAGACTGCTGCAGCGAATCGTTGGCTTTGGTGCTGTCATTCTTCGGGAGGGAGATAGAGGTTGAGGAGCCGGTCGCCTACGTCATCGAGAGTGGCGTACATCGCCTTGATCTTCTGTGCGGCTTCCGGGTGCATGGCGCTTTCGTGGGAGAGGTAGGCGATTGAATCCTGCAGGCGCTCGGCTCCGTGCTTGAGCCAAGTGCCCACGAGGATCGCCTCCTCAACTGTCAGCGGGACGGTTTTTCGGCTGGTCGTCGGCATTGTATCGCGGTTCCACGGTCCAGACCCGATCGTCATCGGCGTTGGCTGCCAGCACCCGCTTCACGAACGGGTGATCGTTCACGACGCTGTCGCGAAGCGTTGCGATGAATAGCTCCGTCCGCTCGATCGCATACTGCGCGCGGCGCGCGGCGTAGGTGGTCGGATACTTGTCGCACTCCCGGTCGATCATGAACTTCGTCGGTTCAGCGCCCGGGGTCGGGAGGAGCACGCCATCCGGCTTGGCGTGCTCGCTCTTCTCCATAACGCACGGCACGCCGCCGCGCAGTACGATATAGTAACTATAGCTGCGGCGTGACATGGTGCAGCGGGTTAGGAAGCCTGCGTGAACGACACGAGGATTTTGACTTTCGCACCGCTGGGTAGCGCGCGCTCCTCAATCACGGCGTCGATGATCGCGCCGTTCGCCGGCACTTGCTCCATTGCTCCGTCAAACAGGGCGTCGCCCATCAGTTCGCCGGTGAGTGTGACGGTGCACACGGGTCCGACCACCCCACCCGCCTTGCGCGCCTGCTTCTCGGTGACATTGGTGATCTCGCAGCGCAGGGTCTTTGCGGCCGGGATCGCAGTCTCGGTCGGTGGGACTTCGGCGGCTGGAGCCGGCGCCGCAGGAGCGGGATCGGCGGGCTTCGCCGGCTCCACGGTCTTCGCCGGTTCAGTGGCATCGACGGTCTTCTCGGCTTCCCTGCGCGCGCCGGACACGCCCTTGCTGCGGCGCTGGACGACCGGCTGCTGTTCCGGCTCGACGGCCGGCGGCGTGGGCGCGCCTTCGGGCGCGGCCTGAATCTCGATCACTTCGTCCGAGGTCTGGAAGCCCATCAGCAACTCGGGCGCGTACATGCGCGTCCACCACGTCGCCGCACGATACTGGAGCATGAGCTCGGGCATCGTCTTCCACTTCGATCCCTTCTTGTCGATCCAGCCTTCGAGGCGGGCGATCTCCATGGTGACGGTCGTGCCCTTGCAAAGGAAGCCGTCCACCCGGGCCGTCGCCTGCGCGAAGAAGCCCCATGTCTCCTTCCCCTTCTCGCCGACCTCGACGAACCGCAGCGGCGTGAACCGGCCGCACGCATTGATCGAGGCGATGTTGAACGTCGAGCGAAACGCGGGGCGACCGTAGATGATGTCGAGATTCTGCATCACCATGAGCGGCGAGGCGCCCATGCGGTTCGACATTTCCAGCGCGATGATGACGTTAGCGTCGTTGTTCTTGAACACGTCTGGCACCAGATTCGAGCTCGCGAACATTTTCGCGACACGCTGAATATGGGCGAACTTCGTGGCATCCTCGTAACCGAGGGAAAGCTGGCTCGACTGGGAGCCTGCGGAGGGGACGATCTGGGTAGTTGTATCACTCATGGCGGAAGATCAGGTGCCGGCGACGATGTGACACTCGGTCACGGCGCCCGGCGGGTTGTTGGCGGGATCCATAAAGGTATCCAGCTTTCGAATACTGTAGTAGGAATCGCCGCGAATGATGCGCGGCTGGAGAAGTTCACGGCCCGGCATCGCTGCATCGTCACGCCACGAGCGGAACGCCGAGCGCGAGATGCCGAGATAGGACGCAGCGGCTTCGACTCCGTAGAGGTAGCCGCGAAGCGCTTGCTTTCGAATACGCCTGGGAGTTTTAATATCAGCGCTCATGGTGCGGCGGGAAATGGAGTAATATGGCAGAGGAAGGACCAACCCATGCCACCAGTGCAAGAAGAAAACACCGTAGTTGACTAATCATTTTAATATGTAAAAGCGGTGAGCTATCCCGCCGCGAATGAGAAAGACTCCCTGGAAGCTATTGCACGATCATCCCCCTGCCTTGGTGCGTCTTTGCGCGCGTCGCAGGGTGCGAGGCAAGACCGTCAGGGCGCTCTCCCTTCAGGAAATCGCACTCGCCGCGGGGCTGCCGCTTGCCCGCGTGCAGGTGATTTCACAGTCCGTCGATTGGGAGGGTATCTCCATCCCTGAAGCCGAGCGGTTCGTCGCCGGCTGCGGCTTCGATCCGCTCAACGGGCAAGACCGCAACCGCCAGTCAGCCTATCGCCGCGCATGCCAGAAGACACCGAGCAAGTTCGCGTTCCTGAAACGCAGTCCGTGGTGGACCACGGAGTTCCTTCCGCTGATCGAACGCCTTCGGTCCCGCAAGGTATCCTGAAAAAAGCCGCCCCTCGACCCAGCCCATTTGACGTAAACCTACTGTGCAGGAAGGACACGAAGTTCCGCAAGCTGCAGGCGAGGGAAGCGCAGCTGGCCAACCGAAAGGTGCCGAGCCGCAGCCAAGTGAGCGCGGCGTGGGCGAAGGTGGTGAAAGCTTATTGGGACTGGGCGAACCTGGAGGTAGCGGAGCTCTACACGAAGCAGGACTTGGAGGAGGTAAGAGCGCAGATGCGGAAGCGGAAATTGTTTCTGCAGAAGACGGCGACGGCGAACCTGATTCACCGGCTCCGGCAAACCCTGGGCGGAAGGTTTCGGAAACTGGCCATTCCGACCGTCGCGCTCTCACCGATGCCCAAATCGTTCGGGCCCTCGAGCTCTGCAACTACGACTTCACCCTTGCCGGAAAAGTCCTCGGGACAACCGGCGAGCGGCTGAGGATCCGCGCCAAGAAAAGCGCCAAGCTGGCCGCGCTACTCGACCGAACACCCGGCGCGCCGCCCGCCCCGACCGATATGGTTTACCGGAAGCCGCCGGCCGAGCCGCCGGTGATCGCCGAGAACACGGCGCTTGGTGAGCAGCTGCTCAAGGTGAACCGCGAGATCCTGCGCAATGGCCTGGAGAAAGCCGGCATCCAGAAGTCGACCATTGAAAAGCTGCGCGCGTTCGACGGTTTTGCACCCAACGCTGGCGAGTTCCTGATCTCTGCTCTCGATCTGACCCACCGCTCGATGGTGTTCCTGTCCGTTCACCTCCTCGAAGAGGCCCAGCGCATCAAGACGGACTACCTCGACGACGAAACCCTCGAGCACGAATACAAGATTCAGTGGCAGAGCGCCTACAACGACATCGTTGAGCAGATCGGCAAGTGCTACGACCGCACTCTCACTGGCACGCAGGCGATGGCGAAGATGATCGGGACCGATCAGCCGGACAAAAAGAAGAAAAAGCCCGGGTTCAAAGAGCTGAAGCGGGTCGAACCTACCAAGAATGGTTAAGTTACACCCCCAAGTATTCGAAGAGCTGGGCAAAAAGCTTCGCGAGGTTGAGCCACCGCCGCCCTCAAAGAAGAAACGCGGCCGCGCAAGCGATGATGACGGCTGGTCGCCACTACTGACCCCCAAGCAGCAGGAGGCATTCGATTCGCCGGCCCGGTACATCCTGGCCGATGGCGAAAAAGGGTCGGGGAAAACGATTGGCCTGCTGCACAAGATGGTGCGCCACTGCTACGAGAACGAGAACGCTCTCGGGCTGATTCTCGTGCGCGTGAAGTCCATGGCGACCAAGGGTGGCGCGTGGGACAAGTTGATCGGGCACATTCTGCCCAGGTGGAAGGAGGGTAACATCGAGCCTCCGTTCACCGAGCGCGGCGGAAAGCTGGTCCCGAACCCCAAGGCCGGGCAGCGCATCGATGAAGGACTCGGGCTGGAGTATTCAGACGTCAAGTACGACTCCCAGCACAACGAATATATCTGGGTGGAGAACCGCCACGGCGGCTGGTCGATGATCGTTTTGGTGTCCGCGCCGCACGCGAACCAGCTGCGTGACCGGATGCGCGGCTATGAGCCATCGATCGCACTCGTCGACGAGCTCACGTCCTGCGACTCCATCGAGTACCTGCGCGCCGTCGCCATCCAGATCGGCCGCCGCGAAGGCATCGAGGGTCCTCAGCAGTATATGGCGGCCTGCAATCCTGAAGGTCCGTCCCATTGGGTGCACAAAACATGGTTCGAAGAGGCTTACGACCCGGTCGCCGACCGATGGGACCTAGATTACCACCGAATCCACGTCCCCGTCGCAGACAACCGGGTTAATCTGCCGGCCGGCTACATCGAAAACCTTGAGAAGCTCTACAAACACGACCCAGTCGAAGCCGCACGCATGCTTCGCGGTGAGTGGATCGACCGCCCAAGCGGAGAAGCCCTGTTTCGTGACGTATTCGTGGCCGGAATTCACATTCGACCGCCCCTTCCGACCATAGAACGCATCTATCCCGAGCCAAACTTTCCCATCATCATCGGTATGGACCCCGGCTCGGTGAACAACGCCTTCATTTTCATGCAGTGGGTGCTGCATGAAGGCGCGATGCGTTGGGTGGTTTTCGACGAGATGGTCTATGTTCAGCGGCGCATTCCCTACCCGATCCTCGTGCCTGCATTTCTGCGCCGGCTCAAGTTTTGGAACGACTTCACCTTCGGTAGGAACGTCGATGGGCCACGGAAACGCTTCCCTGTGGTGTATTGCTCAGACAATTCGGCGTTCAATCAATTCCGTGCCACTGGCGGAAGCTACGATGTTCTGGATTTCGAGAAGATCGCGAACGACCGGGCAGAAGGCCGCACCCCACTACATCAGCAGCTCGGCCTGGCGCGCATGAAGGTGGTTGCGGCACCAAAGTTTCAGGGTTCGGTGCGGGCGCGTACCCGCCTGGTTATGGATCTGCTTGGCTCAGAGAACCTGATCATCTCTGCCGGGTGCCTGCATACGATCAACATGTTCAATAAGCTCGAGTCGGAGCCCCAAAAGCAGAACAGCCCATTCGATCCCGATCTTGCGATGACGCCACGGCGCTCGATCCATGTCCACCCCTACGATGCGATGTGCAACCCAATCCTTACGTCGACGATCTCGCCGCAGCTGCTCACCCCACCCCCCGAGGGATCGCAAGAACTCTTTACCATCGGCTCTTGACTCTACATTTTGTTACACAAAAAGGCGGGCAACACCTCATCACCATGGATTATCCGAAACCGCAGCGCCTCTCGATCGACCTTGAGCGAAACGAAGACCTAGCCCGGATCGTCGCCGACGTGGAGCCGGGCGAAACCCTGCGCGCCACCCTCCTCGTTGTTCACACCTCTGACAAGACCCTCGAAGTCGAGGTGCAAGAGGTCGATGCGCCCGAAGGCGTCGAGGTTGAGGACGTCGAGGAAGTCGATGATGAGGGTGAGGATGAGGTTGAGAGTGCAGGCGGCGCCTACGATTCCCCGGCGATGAAAGTGATGCGTGGAAACAAAGGCTAATTTTGGGCCAATCCTGCCCAACCGAAAATCGCGGTTCACCACGCCGGCCAGCCTGCGGATCGACCTCCACTATGCCCGCATCGGAGTCATTGCACGCTGGGACTGGGAACGATTCACGCGCCTTGCTCTCTTCCTCAATTACACGCCCGAGGAAATGGCTTCGCTCATCTGCCTCCAGCACTCGCACCTCCATGGCATCCGCGAGCGAAACATTTTCCCAGGTCCAGCGGCGCTGCTGCTGACCCTCGTCGAAGCGCAGGTGCTCAAGGGCATCTCCTACGACATCATCTCCAACCCGCTACCAAATGATTCACCGCAAAGTCCTCGAAAAGACGGGGTGCACGACGGCCCGCCTGAAGCAGATCTTCACGGCAACGGAGGGGGCCGACCTGAAAATCAGGAAGCGGTTCGAGGACCGGATCATGTCCCGAATCACGGACGGGGTGCAGGCGGGATTGAAAGGGGCGCCGATCTGGCAGGCGGTTGACATCGCATGGGACTCGACGCCCATCCAGAAGCAGACGATTCCGCTCCTGCTTTGGGCTCAAGGCAAGATCACCGATGGCGGTTTGGTTGAGCAGCTGAAAAAGTTGCAATGCGCAACGGAGTTTGTGCGCAACATCGAGGTGAAGGACTCGGAAGGGAAAGTCACAGGCAGCGAAATGAAGATCGACGTTCCGCGCCTCTACGAAATGTCGATCAACCTGATCCGATCGTACATCACCCGCCGGCTCGCGTCGCAGACTGCGCGTTTCTCAAATCTTTGGCCGTACTTCCGCTATGAGCCACGCGGCGTGGACCTAGTTTCCAAGCTGCGTGCCGATTCGCTGTCGGAGCGCATGGATGTGATGGCCAATCATTACAACTACCGGCATTTTTTCCCGCAGACGTTCCGGCATCAATTC